AGCATCTGCCCGCCGAGGATCGTCCACTCGCCCAGGCCGCTGATCCAGCCGCGCGCACGCCGGTTCAACCACTCGTCGGCGTCCGAGATGAACACCATCGGCGTCTGCGTATTTGACGATCTCCAGACGTTTGCCGTGAGCAGCATGCGCTTGAAGTTGGCGGGGAGGTCAAACATCGTCGTGCCGACAAGCACACCGGCAGGGTCCGGCGGCGGCGGAATGATCGTGCCGTCGCCGGTAAACGTGCCGACCACCTTGAGCCGTCCCCACTCGCGCGTGTCGTAGGCAATGCGCTGCGCCATCTCGTTGGCAAGCGACAGCAGTTCACCCTGCGTACGGGGCTGCACCGATGGCGAAAACATCGACACTGGCGGATTGACGCCAACGGCAAGTGATACGTCCCTGATCACGCTCAAGAGAGACATAGCCACCTCATGCTGCCACGCTGCTCTTATGATCTTCTGCCATGCGGATCAGCGTCTTGCGCGACGGGTTACCCTTCGGCGAAACACCGGTCAGCGAGCGGACATGCTCCTTGAGTTGCGCGTCCGACATGCCGTCGAACTCGCTCGGCGGTCTGTCCTTGGCCAGAAGCTTGTTGTCTTCCTCAAGGATTTCGTTGCGCAGCCTGATCGTCTCGAGCTCGGCCTCGAGCTTGGTGATCCTCGCCGTCTCGTTGCTGCTCTCCAAAAACTCGATGGTTTTGTTCTTCATCTCGCGCCCGCCGGGACCAAGGTTCTTGAGTTCTGCCCCGTCCACGATCGCCAGCGCCTCCGCGGTGTAGATGTTGAGCGCGCGTAATTCAGCCCGCTTGCCTTCGGTGAGGAACGGCAGGTAGTCGATCGGCGTCCCCGACTTGGTCTGCTGCTGGCTTGCCTTGAACTGCTGGTACTGCTTGGAGAACCGCTCGGCGTAAGTGATGGGGGTCTGCTCTCCGGTGACCGGATCGACATCCCAGTGCGAGCGGTCAGTCGCCGGGTAGACACCGTAGTCGCGCGAACCGGGATGGCGAACCTCGACCTGCTCCATGTCGTCGAAGATCGGTCGCCCTGCTTCCGCAGACTTGACGTTGTTCTTCACGGTGCCGTTGCGGAAGATCGCAACCACCCCTTTGTCGTTCGGTACCATTTTCGTTTGCCCTTCCTGTTGTTAAAAAGGCGGATGCCGAAGTGACCGGAAGGCTAACCAGCCCGGCACCCGCCCCTCTCTCGATCCAGCCCGCGTCAACAAACCGGATCGCAAGTTCTGTTACGCTGTCGAACGTCCGCGATATTCTATTTCTGCATCCTTCCGTGCAGAAATCGCCGCGTCCTTAGTCAGAAATCGACCAAGAAAATTCTGTTTCCCATTTGCGCTGATCCATGCCTGCCAACAATCTCTTTCTGCATCCCAAGTAACACCGGCTACGCTGCTCTTGCTGTTGAATGAGATGTCTCGCCCGACAGGCTTATCTTGAGTTACAGCCTTTTTCCCGTGATTAGGGTGGAAGCCAAGTACCTCCTCTACCTTTTTGCGTGCAACGACAGCCTCCTCGCGGCTGTCAAACGTTCCGATTTGAATTATTGCGGTCCATCGCTGAAGCCGTTTGTCGAAACGCACGCCGTGATACCCAGAGGTATTGTTACTCTTCAACGCCACATTGCGCTGGTTATCAGAACGAGTACCGTTACGAAGATTTGTCCATTTGTTATTGCTGCGATTGCCATCGATATGGTCGATCTCAACCGGGTCGGCAGCTGTCATAATTTTCCATGCGACACGGTGCACTAACAGGGTCTGATAGTTGAAATGCGTATAGCAATAACCGTCAGACTTTAACGATGCCGCTGACTTTCCAGCCCAACGACTGTTCCACTGATTACACGCATGGTCAGCAGAACGCGGCCTGTCTTTTGTTGTGCCGGGCGTAAACAGCGTCACAGGCCGCACTCTCCAAATCAGTTCGCCAGTTTCTGGCTTGTAGCGAAACACTTGGTCGAGCACCCCTTTCGGGGGCATTCCATTGGCCTTCATCTTGAACTCCCTAGTCTGGTTTTAGCCAGACTAGGGTAACAACTGCTATCCCATTAAACAAGCTTGAATGGGCTATGCCGCCGGATTGGAGTCACGTAATCTCCAATTAAACTTTGGATTTGTCATGCAAAGTTCCCCCATCCAGCCTATGAATTGGGCGACCGCGTCCTTATCAATTGGCATCTGGCCTTCACCCTTGAACACGCTGTCGAAGTTGCGGCTCGGGTGATAGCGCAGGCGCAGGCTGTCGGTTTGCAGGCCGTAGGTCGTGTCGGATGGCATGTCGGAACCGATGCCGCCTTCCAGCACGATCGTCGCCTGCTTGCCGCCGCCGATGTACTCCAGTGTGCTGAAGCCCAGTTTGGCGAGGCCACCGCCATCGCGAGAGAGGCGTTGAATGGCGACAGTTGCCGCGTCGTAGGCTTCGTAATGCTGCGGTGACATGATCAGCAAGTCGGCATAGTCCCGCCCGCGTGACTGTGCGGTCATGATTCGGTTAAGCGTCGGGCGGATGGTCGTGGATGTGATCTGCGTGATACCAGCGATGTAGGACTGCGCGTCGATGGACTGCGTCTGCCACCAGGTATTCTGCGCGCGGTCGATGCCGCCGTAGACACCGGTCGTGTTGGCAACCGGAACAGCAGTAGCCAGTCCGGTCAACTGCTTGCCGCCACCGGCAGCATGCAGGGCACCGTCCATCGCATCTTCCAAGGCGCTCTCGGCAGCTTTCATGTAGCTGTCGAGCACGTCCATCAACTGAGCTTCGCCTTCGTTGTTGAGGATTTCCTGCTTGCTCAGAATAATCGGGACGACGACCATCTTCGGCTCGTACCAGGCATCGGCAAACAGGTCGATTGCGGGATTGAGCAGCACGTCATAGCCGGAATACCATTGCGCGGTTTGCTTGGAGATTTGCAGCGTCTGACGAATGCGCGGACCTGAGTAGGTTTCCCACAGGCCCTTGTCGCGCATGGTCGCCAGAAGTGCGTTGTTGTCAGACACCAAGTCTTGATACGAGGAGGAACGATCCTCGATCGCCATCGACAAGATCTGTTGATACGGAAGGTTGTCACCAGTTCCAACTGGCAGAATAGGCATGGCTCATCATCCTTAGCGTTACACGGCGCGCAGGATGAGCGGTTATTTAAGGCTCCCTACACGCCATTGGCGGCGCGGCGAAATGCTTTCGCAAGTGCCTCACGCCTCGATGGGTGTTTCGCTTCGCCGTTCATGCCGCGCCGCCCGTCTGAGGAGCGTGTGTTGGTGGAGTTCTTTCCACCGCCGTCTGGAGCGCCGCTGATCGACGTTTTTCGGGTCTGAGCCGATTGTGTGCGGGTCTGAGCCGCCTGTGGTGAGCCGGGGCGAAGTCTGTCGGCCCGGAGATAAGCTTGCTCCAACGAGAAGCCCAGATCAAGTTCGCTCTTGATCAAATCGGCCAGCTCGTCGAAGCGTGGATGTGCGCTTGCGAATTGATCCACCTGCGCCCGCGTGTAGGTGAACTTCTGCTGATACAGGATCTGGTTGAGCGCCTGTTCCTGCTGCGCGACCTGCTGCTGCATCTGCCCAAGCCGCTGCTCGGCTGACTGCTGGATGTTGCGCTGCTGCGTCAGCATGTGCTGTTCCGGCGACATGGTCGCGATGTGGTGCGCCACGTCCTGGATCGTCAGCGGGCCGCCGTGCCTCCCCGTCAACCCCTGGCTGCGCGCCACGTTCTGCACGATGACGTCAAGCCCGCCGATCAGATCCTGGCGCAGCTTCATCTCCATGCCGTAGTAGTTGTCGAATGCCTTTCGGATCGATGTGCCCTGCTTGACGGCAAGGTCGTGATAGGGGCGCATCTCGTTCATCACATCGTTGTCGGCCTTGTATTTCTGGTAGGCGCCGGAAAACTCCTTCGCCATGCTGTAGACAGCACCGCGCACGCTCTCGGGCGCCGCCGCCCACTCCGCCTTGGCCTGCTCGCTGAAACGGTTTGGCGGTGCCCGGTACGGCGCGTGTTCCTCGAGCGGCTTGATCTGCCGTTGTTGCTGGCCTTGTTGCTGGCTTGGCTGCTGCTCGAGCGGCAATTCCTGCTGCGGCTTCGCAGGGTCGCGGGCGAACTTGCCGCCCTCGCGGTAGCGTTGCTGCTTTTCTGACGGCTGGCTGGTTTTCTCTGTCTTGTCAGCGACTTTCGTTGCTTCCTTCGCCATCGCCTCCGGCGGCTTGTTATGCCCCATGCCGGGGCGCTCGCGCCTTGGAGCGTTCTTGGTCGCCTCCTCCTGCGCCTCCTTGGCGCGCTTGAACGCATCGGCCAGCGCCTCGCGGCGGCTGATGTGCGATGACTTGTTGCTCTCCTGACCTTCCGGCTTCGGCGGAGCCTGATCGCCGATCGGCCGCGGCTGGTTTACCGGCGTCTCGTTGACCGGCACCTCTGTCTGAGCTGGTGCGGGCGACGGTGCTGGCGCTGACGGCGCGGAGGCTGGTGCAGGTGACGCGGTGTTGACATCTGACATGGACTACCCCGTTTTGATCTAGATCAACTCTTTGCGCTTGGCTCTATATCCCGCCTTGTACTTGTCCAGTGCTAGCTTCAATGATCCTCGGCGCTTTTCTTTTTCTTCGCGGCGCGCTGACGCTCTTTGTTTTGGCTTCTGTCGCTCGTTCCCGATTTCGACGAGGCCATGCGCTCGGCTAACGGCCCGGTATGTCGCCTTCGAGGTATAAAACCGGCCATCCACATGCTCAACCGGATCCATGATGTCACTGATGACATGAGGACACGGGAGAGCAGACCGCGCAGGCTCAACTGTCGCCCTTTCTACTCGCCACTTGTTCGGCTCAACCTCGACAAGCTTGACCATAGTTTCACGTGCAACATTTACGGCGGCGGTACCACGAACGTCACCGGGATTCCAAAGTTGGTGACCTTGGTGACAGCGACCCCCATGCCGGGAGCCGCTTCACTTACAGGCCTGCCCATCAGCGGCAGTGGCGGCGCTGCTGCCGTGACATCGACAACTGGTATACCGCCTGCCGCAACGGTATTGACCGGGGTTGCCATTTATCACCTCACGTGAACGTAAAGTTCTGCGCCGCGCTTTGCCCGCCGGGGTTCTTCGCCGTGACCGGAACCACGCCGGGACCGGGTTGTTTCGACGGTTGAATAACCACTGTCAGCGATGTCGCGCTAACGTAGACCGTGTTTGAAAGCAGAGCACCGTTCGCCGTCAGGAACGTCGCCCGGTCGAAGTTGGTGCCGGTCGCCGTCACCGTCAGGTCTGCACCCGTGACTGATACCGCAGTTGCTGGCGAAATGCCGGACAGCGTCGGTGCAAGGCTCACGATCTTCTGCCCGTTGCTGTCGTAGAAGCTCGGCGGCGAGTGCTTCATCGCGTTGTCGATTGAGGTCGGCGGCGTCTGCCGTGGCGGCGTTTCGGTGCCATAGGTCGGCGTGTCGGTGACGATCTTGGAAATATCCTTGGCTGCCGGGATTGCTCCCGGCGTGAAGCTCGGAGCCACGTCGCTGGCCAGCTTCGGATCGGCCTCCATTGCCGTTACGTCCACATCATTGGTGCCATCGTCTTCTTCGTCGTCTGCGTTCTTGGTCTTGACTGCTGCTTTCGCCATCGTTCTCTCCTTTGGCTTGCGCGCGATTTTGCGCCGCGTCCGTCTGGGTTCAGCTTTAACCGGTTTTGCCTTCCGCCGCGTTGCTGTTTTCATTGATACTCGTCCTGCTTCGCTAAGTCTCCCATCGCGCCACCGGCCACAAGGCCGCCAGCCGTGAACAGCGGGAAGCCTTTCTTGAGCGCCATCTCGCGCAGTTGCGGGGTGATGTCGAGGGAGTGGACGGCTGGCGCATTCTTCTCAACATAAGGATGGCCAGCAGGATATTTTTCATACTCGGAAGCAGGCATATCGGTTGTTATAAGACGGTCCTGGCCCCCCCAACCCCCCCCCCAAAAAAACAAAATTTTTTACCCCCACGGCGC